TTCATAGCTTCTATTATCTGAGTAGCTAATACAGCAGGTGCTTCAGGCCTAATAACTATACCTGCACCTTGCTGATTTAAAGCTGGAAGAACTTCTGCACCTATTCTTTGTAGTTTCGTTAACTTAGAAGTGTTACTATTATCTCCTATATCAAGGAGAATCTCTACATCCATCTTAGATGGTAGTGCGTTCATATCTACGGTTTTTTGAAGACCATTCATACTATAAGACACTTTACGTTTCATGTTCTTATGCATAGTCTCGTAGACTCCAGCAATCAACCGCTTAAAACCAGTTTCAGCAAAACGCCGCGCAATATGTTGAATACGCTTCTGGGCTGCTGATTGGACAGCGGCAAACTTTTGTTCTGAATTTCCTGAAACATATAAAGTATCATTTAGACCTTGTACAGTCTTACTCATACCCGTTGCTTGCTCTTTAATAGTTTGTAAGTGTTCTAATAAAGGAACAGTACCGGTTGATATTGTTTCAGGTGGTAAAGTAGAAACAGCTGCTTGAGGATTCCCGTTAGTAGGTATAATCTGCTTAGGCTTCATATTCTGAAGAGCAGAAAAGTCTACTACGTTAGGATCAGCTAGCTTTGGAGCGTAGTTAGTTAGGTAAGTATTTTCTACAAAACCTCTAAGTATTGCTGTAGATGCTAAGGTTGAACTTCTAGTAAAGTCAGCCATAGATAAACCATAAAATTCAAATGGTATATCTATAGGAACAATTGAAGCTAATGGTATTTCATCCACATCATCTTCATAAATGATATGATTACCTATAGTCATTATGTGTTTTAATTCAGCAATACCATCTCCATCTCTGTCTACTTCAATCCAGCATTCAGTTACATTCACATTGATATTTGCTTCTAATGGTATCTCATGTTGTTCAACAGATCCTTGCCAATACTCTTGTCCTGTTACAGCCTTTCTAGCTGCTACGTCTTGAGAATATTTTGCTGATCCCAACCATGAGGTGTCGTTCATATTTTCAAAATCTATATCTTCTGCTACATCTGGATAGTATTTTCTTATCTCAGATCTAGACATTTGAGTTTGTATTCCTACAAATTGAGCATCAGCTATATCTGTAGATTCTCTTGAAATTCTAAAATTTTCTGGTGGAACTAATTCTAATTTTACTTTAGATTTATCTATTTTCTTTCTTACTCGTACATTAATGTATATTAATTCTACTTCATCGTCAGAAGCTTCTTCAGTCTCAACGGGCTTATTTATAAAATTCAACTCACCAATTACTTCTGAGTTTTCATCAGATAGTATTTCATCAAGCTTTAACTGGGTTATTTCTTCATAATCTTCAAATACATAATCGTAATCTTCTATATAGTCCCATCTGCATACAGCATTCTTCCAAAGCAAAGAAGATTTAATCCAGGAAGATAAAAACTCCCATCCATTGTTTTTTCTAAAGATACAGTAATTAACTATATCACTTGCATCCTTAGCGGATTTGTAAGCTCCAGGACTATCATCATATGGCACAAACCTTGCTAATCTATGATTAGATAAAAATAAATCAGAAAGTATTGCAGTATAAGCTTCTATTACTTCTGTAGTAGAAGTATCTACAATTGTTGAAACTCCTTGAGGAGATAGGTGATCCGCCGCTACACCTGCATATTCGTATGTTGATTTCAATCTTTCTCTAGCGAGATCCGAACTATTTAGGAAATCTCCAGTACTACTTTGAACACCTTGCTCAATCATATTAATAAGCTGTTCATCAGTTACTGATTCTTTATACCCATAACTCTTAGCCATTAATATTTACCTCCCATAGGAGAATATATCTTAGCTGCTTTTTCTAAGTCTATACTAGTGTATTCTCCGGGTCGCGATAGTACCCGAGGTTCTTTTTCTTTATCTTCTTTTTTAGGTTGTTTATCAGCAACCTTCTGAATATATCTTTCTTCTTCTGACATGATCCGCTCCTGGGTTCAATCAAACAATTAACTCGAAATGTGGTCCATCAATAAAAGGTCTACGACCTTCTGATCTTCTTAAATCTATATATGCATTCATGGCATCTTCGGAAGTAGCAGGATAATCTCTAATGTCACCCTCAGACCACGCAGCTCCCCATTTAATAGCTGTTCCAAATTCTTGTGCAGCAGCTTTCATTGCATCGCATATATCATCATATACGTTTAACTCCCAACAAGCAGCTCCATCTACATAAGCCATAAGATCTACGGCATGAGAAAAGCCATCGTCTTGCTTTAAGTGTTTCGAGTTCATAGTTTTAGATCTTCCAGCATCAAATAGTTTTTGCTGTTCTTCTAATGTTCTAACCCCGAACGTAACTCCAAAGTCTACTTTAGTTACTTTTATAGCGTATTTTACAACGTCCACCATATTAGGATGTACATCAACTAGTTTTTGAAATGATCGTTGAGATAAATTAAATGCCATATTATTTCCTTTTAAGCTTTATTTGGATTATCTTTTGTAGGAAGACCGAAGAGCCAAGGTATATTAAAACCACTTTTCTTCTTCTTTTTTAAAGGCTTCATAGCTATTTGACCTTGCTTTTGAGCATCAGTCATTGAATATGCTGTTCCTCCAGCTTGTCTATAAGCTACTACTTTATTTTTTCTTGCTGTATTCTTAGTACTCTTGGGCATTATACTCTCCTATTTCCTGCTCATCCAAGCAGTTGCTCCCATATATGCGCCTACTATACCTGCGCCACTAATATAAAATAAATTACTAATATCTGCTAATGCGGCTATCCTATCTAAAGGCATGATAAACATTACCACCGTGAACGCACCCATTCCGATAAGTGTCCAAGTGGCCATTCGTCTTTGTGCACGCTGTTTCCGTAAATTATGTTCGACTTCCTTAATCTCTTTAACATGCCGGAGTTCTTCATCTGTAACGACTCCGTCTCCATCTTCATCATACTCGTTATACTTGCTACCTTTTTGTAAGGATTTCGTATCTTCCACATTCTTTACCTCAATTTAGATTTTTAGGTTCAACAGAAAACTCTAGATCCATATCTTCCAAAGCCTTCTGCAATTGTTCATCTGTCATATCAGAAGTCTGAGTGACTTGAGTTATGTCTTGTCTTTGTAGCTTTGGAGCTTCAAACTCAGCTAATACTGTAGCTAGTCTAGTAGCTTCATCCATATCTTCTGCAGCAAGAGCCTTAGTCATTGCTATCCGAAGTACGTCTAATGCGGCTGGGGCATCGTCTTTCACCTCGTCCTTTAAAGCCTTCCAATCGTTAAGTGTTAACTTTAAAGCTTCTCGCGCTTCTTTATTAGCTTTACGCGCTATTACCGAATTTTTTTGGCCGGCGCGCGCACCTTCACGAGTGAAGGGGCGCAGGTTCTTTAGTGAGTTTGGATGTGAATTACCGTCTCTACTCATATCATAATCCCTCGTAATCGTGCTTACCATTACCGTATATGTTTTTAATATCACAATCACAGGCTTCACAGCATTGTCTATTTAATAATGCGCACCAAATCCTGTTTAAATAGTGCTTTATATTACTTATCATTACATACTCCCTAGATGTAAAGTGACAGAAACAGTCTGTAATACTACTAAAACTAGTATCTCAACTGCTATTATCGTGTGGTACACTGTCCACAGTATTGGGAATTTTCTGTCATTTAACTTGTTGTTCTCCTTCATGCGCTTCCTTCCTCTCAGGATCTACGTTTAAAATTTTACATAACAATTCAATGTACTTTTGAAATTGTTCTTCATCCATACCCGTTCCTTATCAATAAATTCTCTAATAGGGGACAGGTCTCAAATACTTCCAAGAAATTGGAAATTTATATTCACAAGACTTATTAATCTTCATTACTATATCTCTTGTTTCTTCTTGAGCATCAGACTTTAAGCGTAAGCTACACACCCTAGAAAACGAATATAAGTTCCCTGACCAGTACCACTCAGTCATCATGTTCTGAGGTAATATCATTCTGGCCATCTCGGGAGCAATACCTTCATTTAAAAGGTTCTTATACGTTTGTTTTATATACTCTAACGTACCGGATATATCGTACTCTACAGTTTCTTTACTAGAGCCTTGCTTTATATTCTTAGCTCTCTTACGCCACACTCTTGGAATATAAAACTCAGGTTCATCATCTACATACCTTCTAGATACTTCGTTCCATACCAGGCCTACTTGGTGTTTAACTAGTTGCCTTGCAACAAAGATTGGAGCTTTTATTTTAAACTGTATAAAGGTATGAGCAAACGGACTCCAATGCTCGTGATCAGCTAGATACTTAATTAGTTTCTCATCACTCTCATCAAAGTCTGTTTTATATTTAGCAAAAGAAACTCTTGCTGCATTTACTACCGTTAAGTCCGTTCCGGCTACTTCCATTACTTGTACTGATGTCATGCACGCACATCTATACTTCTCTGGTATTTTAAAGAATCCAGCATATAAAACATTTGGTTTTTCATATAGTTCTGCATCATTAGCATATAATATATAGCCTTCATGGACTCCCAGTACTCGTGGTTTTCTCTAGCAGTATCTTGTGCTCTAGTATTTATTTGATTACTATTTTCTACTCTATTATGATAAGTATTTATATACTGATTTGTTACAGTATTTATTTGCATTTTATTTCTCCCATCTATAGAATATATGCTTATCTATCCTAGTTGTTCTTGTTTTTGTTTTAGCCCACGCGGGTCTTACATAACTTGCGTGGTAGTGAGTAGCTCCATCGGTTACGTCTAAATTAATACTTTCACCCATTATTATAGATGCGTACCTTATAGCATTACCCCACTCTTTACTCTTTTTTCTAGGCTCATCGCTCTTACCATCACAGTACCAACTGAACTGGCATTTTCCTATTACTACCTTTCCGTTTTTATATGTTAAACCCTGCTTTACAACCTCACATATTGTGTTAGGGTATCTATGATCTTCTACTCGATTCATTACTACTTGAGCTACTGCGAATTGCCCAAGCATCGATTGGTTCTTTGCCTCGTGATATATATTAGTAGCCATACACATTAGTGCTGTTTCTAGTATCATATCCACCTCGTATTATCTGTAGGGGCCGAATCAAATCTCTGATTCCAGGGCACCTTATTTGTTGTTATACGATCATAGTGAGAGCGCAGAACCTCTAATCCAATAGCAAGAGACATTACGTAATCATCATAACACCCAGGTCCTGCTTCTGCTTTCCCATTATCGTTTACTATATAATCTTTAAGCTCCTGTATAATTTCTATACTAGGTATATAGATGTCGTAGTTTTCTATAGCACTTTTTAGGTTTCCTATAATTGTGGGTCTAGTAGCTGAAGTAGTTCTAAACCCTAATCTCTCTCCTTCTTCTTTACTTACATTAGCTATCTTTGTTTGCTTATATAGGTTTACATACCCCATATCATCTAGCTTCTGTAGGGTAGCGATACCCATTGAGTTAGATTCTACAGCAAGCAAAGCATTGTTATAGTATCTTCCGAGATAAAATAAAAAATCTCCGAATTTACTAGGATCTATTCTATTATTTCTATATGCAGCTACTACTTCACGGTTTTCGTTTAATACTATAGCAGCAGAAAAATCTTTCCCTACTCCGAGAGCAACATCAGCACCTATAACATATCCTGTATCGTGATTAGGGTATGCATAGATTTCAATATCACCCTCGCTAGTAGTTTCAAAGAATTTAGAATCTAAGTCTAGTTTCATCTTCTTTAAGTAAGGTACTGGTTCAAGGTCTTGTAGTTTCTTTAAATCGAATACACTACTACCGCTTACTAAGAACGCTTCCTCAGAATTACTCGGATACTCCTGGACAAACTTCCTTTCACCCGACTCAGCAATCTTGAGACGACGCCAATATAGCTGATCAAAGTCCAGTCCATGCTCATCCACGAGTTTAAGCTCTGCCTCAGTAGGTTCAAAGGTTTCAGGAGCTTCTCTCCTATATTCAGAAGTGATATACCAAGGTAGAAATATAGGTATATACTCAGACTCACCTTTAATATAACCTCTTTCACTTTGTTTCCAAAGCCTATAAAACTCTCCCTTAGCACCGTTGGCAGTAGACTCAAGGATAACCTCGGTACCATCAGCTTGAGAGATACCTTGGAATAGTCCGGCGAGAATCTTCTCGTCAAAAGTCCAAAAGGCCACCTCACTAAGGTGAGCAATAGTAGGGGTAGTTCCACGACCAGCTTCCGGAGAACCAGCAGTATATAATCTATAACCCGCATTATTATGTTCAAATTTAATCTCCTTTGCGTTTGATGCTATTAAAGGAGGTTTGAATTCTTTTTCCATCTTATCTATTAAGTTTTTGCTCATATTAAATAGAGCATCAGAAGTAGCACTGTCATGAGCCATCACCACCGATCTTGCATTAGGGGTGAAGTAACTCTTCCATGCAGTGCGAGCAGTACAATAGGTAGAGATTCCTTGTTGACGAGCTTTTAAGATAAGTGCTCGTACTCTACCTTTTTCTTTTAGTTGTTGTTCTAGTTGTCTATTGATTTCCTGTTGAGCTTCATTAAAGATAAAAGGAGAAAATCCCTTAGCAGCATCTTTTGTTATTATTTTTACTTGTTCAGTAGCGAATCTTTCAAAATTAGTCTCATATTCCTCTAAGAGCTTTCTTCTTCTTGCTTCTTTGATGAGGGCGAGTTTTCGCTTATTGTCCATAATATACCCCAATAGTTAGCAGCAACACTATCTCTAACATCATTATGCTTAGTACTATGTCCATAATTTTTCCTTTTTATCCACTCAATTACACTTTTCCCTACGTCATCGCAGGGATCGTTGTAGAGAATCATTGTACCTCCTGGTTAAAATTTAACCAATTGTTATCTCTACTAGGGGACACTTCCTTAAGAAGAAACTTAAAAAAATAATATATATATATACACCCCAAATAATTCCAATACCCCCCTTCTTCCCCTTATCAATTTCACATAAAGTGAAATTACTAATAATATTCACTTCTCTTCATCCGCGTCCCGACAGAAAGGACCGGAAGGAAGAGTCCAACTAAAAAGGAGATTGTTATGGAAATTTGTGAATCTGCAATGGTTAATGATATCACATACGTGGTAAAGTTAACTGGTCTGTTGAACGAACAGGCTCATGGTGACAACGATGGTAGTTACTTGGGCGATGGCTGTGCTTGGAGGTTTAAACACAGTCGGGAGTTCGTGGTCAAGGACTGTAAGACGGCTCAGGATGCGGTGGCGTTTGTAATCGCGCTTGGGTTGGAGAATAGCATTGTCTTGAAGGAGTGGCCATACAAGGTCATGGCTTGGGACCAATGGTATTCGGATCTCGTTCATCAGGAACAAGAGCTGGTGGTGGACGGTTACGATGACGCTAAAGGTAAGACGGAGTATCAGGCTGGTAAGGCCAGGTACGTCTCGCCTAAGGACGTCAGGGCTTCTAAGGCTGAGATGGCAGCTAAGGAAGCTAAGTATGGTCTCTGAGGAAGGGATCGGTAGGAGTGGCTGGGAAACTGGCCATTCCTTTTATCAATCATTTAAAATAGGAGGTAATGATGGAAGGATTTGTAAGTTGGATGTATAGCCCGGAGGTGTACGGTGCGGTAATGGTAAGCGGTGGAATGGGAGCAGGGTTCCTGGTGGTAGTCGCGTATTGTTACTGGTTGTCTGGTGGGTTTAAGTTATAGGAAGGAAAGGCACATAAAGTGCCTTTTCTAATAATATGTTCTTCTACGGTAGGTGTAGAAGGCATTATAACCTAGTCGTCGTCTTGGTGTCGACTGACTAGGCGTCTCTGTGGCAATTCGGCCACCAACACTTAGGAGGTGTGATATGGAGACATGTTGGATGGAGGGGATGATTGCCTCTCAGGCTATTCGCGAACTGATGTTCGAGGATGGTAAGTTGCGCTCTGAAGCTGGCGTGTACAAGGCTGTACTGGATCGTTATGGTCCTCAGTCAGACCCTGATTCTATCAGGAAGTACGTCAGGAGGAAGTATGCCAATTGGATTGGTTACTTTCAGACGATGGAGGCCAATTCAAGAGATCCCAGCTGGTCGCTGATGGCTGGTAACGTTTGGGGTCCGGAGGAGTTTAAGAAGCTCTGTCCTGATTGGCAAGGAGTGTTGGAGTTGCTCGATAGGTGGTATTGTGGCGACGAGGACGATGATGACTGGGACGATAGGTCTTAGTGATCCGCTAATAGGGAAGGCACATTAAGTGCCTTCTCTAATAATATTCTAATCAAGGAGGATTAAATCAAAAGGATATTTAGAATTAGCTACACACTAGTGGAAGAGGATGACACCTTAACCACGGTGGAAAGGCAATTCGAAGACGAGAAGGAGTACGATAAACTGTGCTCCGAAGTCTGGCGAATGCCTAACCTGGGAGATGTCTATATGGCATCGATCCCGGTAGATCACCCATCGGCTAAAGAGCCGTTTGGATGATACTTATCCGGGGGAGGGCACATAAAGTGCCCTCTCTAATAATATTTTAATCTCTCAAAAATAGGAGGATCATTATGACCCATGAAGAGATATTTGACTACGCACTTTCAGTGTATAACATAGCCTTAGGTGTTGATGAAGTGATCAACATTGTCTCTAATGATCTGAGTGTAGATCATTATTGTAGACATAGGTCTATGTGTTAAAGATTGTACGAAGGGAGGGCCCATAAAGGGCCCTCTTTTTTACAAAAGAACCGGACTTATACCGACCGACTAATCATTTGGGTGTATAACCGTCTGCGTGGCCTGTAGAATCCGGAAGTTTTCAGTGAAAAATCCCACTGTCCCCTATTAGAGGAAGGGGTTGCGGGGCCCTGTATACCTCTATATATACTAAGAGTATGCCAATTGGATGATTTTCATGGTAGTCAGGTGTCTCTCAAAGGCCACCTGGCTAAAGGGTACAGTATGGCCACATGAGGAGCGAGAGATAAACTCTCGCTGCTAATAATATTAATTTGAAAGGTATACTATGTTATCATTTCTCGACACTGTATTGCTATGTGTGGATATCATTAATGGTATCTTGTTAGCATGTTTGTTAGTAATTATTATATTCTTTATTCCTATCTTTTGGGAAGATGTTGTGTTCTTTATGCAACATTTAATGCGTCCTAGTGGCGCGTGATAAACACGCGCTGCTAATAATATATTATCTTTTAACCAACTATAAAGGAGTTTCTCGTGAGTACATATCCTCGTTCTATAATCTTAAAAGATCTTACAGCTAAGTTTTGTCGTATCTCAGGTACTGACGCACCCGTTAACCCATTCGGTTCTAAGCAATGGGAAATGGTGATTCAGACTTCTGATGCTGACAAAGTTCAAGAGCTTAAAGATCTAGGTCTCAACGTCAAGCAAGATAAAGAAGACGAAAAGACCTTCAACGTTAACCTGAAGCGCAAAGGTATTAAAGCCGACGGCAACCCTAACGCACCAGTGAAAATCGTAGACTCTAAGTTACAGCCTTTAGAGGGCAATAACATTGGTAACGGATCCAAAGTTAATGTCAACTTGTGGCAGTATGAGTACGAAGCACCTGGTCGCAAAGGTGTAGCCACTTCGCTTACTGCAGTGCAAGTCGTAGAGCTCGTAGAGTATACGCCAACTGCTGGATTTGAAGTCGTCGGTGAAGCACCTGCTGAAGCAAAAGCTGAAGAACAAGAGTTGCCATTCTAATGTCTGTCTCGTTCTTTATAGTCCTTGGGGTCGTAATAATCGGCCTCATTGTGCTTCAAGAAAGACACTAATGTTTACCATAACAATCCTCCTGCTCTTGGTCCTTGTGGTGCTTGTTGGCGTACGTTTGTACTAGTCAACGAGTGTCAGAAGGACCGGGAGTTTAAAAAAGAAACACCGTCATTAACCGTATTATTGTGCTAATAGGAGTTTACTATGATTCATGCAATAATTCTAATATGCTCTCTCAATTCTGATTGTTATTATATTTCAGATAATTGGGGACCTTATAATACAATAGATAATTGTCTTTATCGTACTATTACGATGCATAAAGACGCAACCAATTTATTACCAAAGTACAAATCTATTTCTTCCCATTGTACTACAAGTAAATTCATGACAAAAGGAGATAACGCATGAATCGTAATTTAGTATATTTCCCAGCTGTCAGAATAGCCATGAAGAAAACTACTGACGAACTCGATCGTCTCATGGAAGAAGCCAGTAAAGACAATAATGCAGCAGCTTTAGAAGCCTATCAAACCGCTTTTGCGCTGCTCAGAGAAGGTATCTTAAGAGTAGAAAACCAAGGCCATTCTAAATTTCATGTAGAAGTAGATGAAGCCTTAGAAGAAATCTTAAAGAGAGGAAGATCCAAGTATATTACTATGCATGCAAATAAAATGATGAGACTTTGTAAAGACGCATTTGATGAAACTTGTATTAAACTTGCAACTGAAATAATAGAAATGCTTAAAGAAAAAGGGGTTTCTAAAGAAACTTTAAATGATAACTATGTTGATATATATGAAGCAGCTTGTTATCAAGTTAAAGAAGTTTATAACGCAAAAGGAATAGATGTATGAAAATAGGTGATAAATTAGCAAAAGACTTTATGACCATAGACGAGTTGCTTGTCAACAGTCCACCTCATTACAAGCAAGGAGACGTTGAGTGTATTGAGGCAATTAAGTCTGCCTGTGGTGCAGAGTATCAAGGCTACCTACAAGGTAACATCATGAAATACATCTGGCGTTACCGTGCAAAAGGTCAATCAATAAATGATCTTAAGAAAGCTCAATGGTATCTGAAAGAACTTATCGTTGATGAACAAAACCGTTTAACGTTTGAAGAGGAAACTCCATGACTGAAGAAGATTTTAATTTAATAAAAAAAGATGCCTCAGATAAAACTTCAAAAGTCCCTTATAAATCAATGACTTATCCTGTTGATGAATGGGGAAGACTAGGCGGACTATTTAGTTTAGCTGATGTACCTATAGCAAAATACGTACGATATCAAGATTTAAGTGAAAATGATCAAAAGAAAATAGATCGTCAATATGAAGCAGGAGCCTTAAATGCCTAGAAATCTTACAAAAAGTTATAAGAAAGAGTGTTTTGAGTTTCTTGACGAACTTCGAGCAAGTGGCGAATGTAATATGTTCGGAGCCTGTAGTTATCTAGTAGATGATTTTAATTTAGAAAAGAAAGATGCCGTTTCGTGTTTACAGGAATGGATGAACAACAAAAGAGAAGAGGAACTTGTAGAATGAAAAAATCAGATACAGCATTAGCACGATGGACCAAAGAAAGATCACCTTTCAGCGGTTATAAGTTTACTGTGACTAACAGAGAAGACCCAGCTTTATTAAGATTAAAAGAAGTTGTTAAGAAATCTAATAAAGAATACGCATGGGGTCATAAATTAAGAGTTTCGTTAATGGGTAGAGGTCCAAGAACTAGATGGGCTAGAATAGAAGGTAAACACCCAAGAGCTTATGATTCTTATTTACCTTTAGATAAAGCTACGCATTATGATGTATATGTAAACGAAGCACCTAAATATGCTTGAGACAATACTAATAAGCTTTGCAGGTGGCGCAGCCATAATGTATATCATTTGGTACGTTGCCGATAAAATCAGTAAGTTACCTTAACAAATAGAATACTCGCCCAGTACAACGCCTTCATAGCGCGATAGTGAGATAAATGGTAAGACATTTTAGGGTTTATCTGATGTGGCGATCAGACGAGTTTATATAGCCTCAGATGAGGTAAGTAATTTGATAAAGGAGTTACTTGCAAGAGTAGTCTGAGGCTAACTTTACTTAATGGAGAATGATATGAGTGTAGATAACACAACAACCCAAGAAGACGATAAATTTGTATATGTAAAACCTGACGGAGGAGAGATCTGGTGCTATGGTAGCATTGTCTTTGATAGTAATTTCGAAGTATGCTGTGATGATGAGGAATTCGATGGAGTAGTAGTAGATTGTGAGGGTGATAAGTACAATACATGGGATAAAGTATGTAAGTATCTAATGGAAAATTACCGATCTGATTTGGAGCAAATATCAACATGTTAAGTCCAATAGAACCCATACATACTCGTATTCAAGAAGTTGTTAGTAATCTATATGACGAAGAACATGATCCTTTTGCGATAGCGGGCGTAATGCTCGCTATTGCTATTCAATTATATCGTACTCAAGAAATGAAATGGGATGGTATTAAAAAGTTATTAGATGAAATTCATAAGACTAGTATTAAATCAGAAGAACACATTAGGAGGACAATGCATTGAATAAAGAAAGTTATTTACCAGATGCAATACAGATACTTGATCAATGTAAAACCTTAATGGAAAAGAAAGGTAAGGATTATCAAGGAGGATCTGTTTGTGATGAAGATTATTATCCTCATGGATGGAAATCGTTTGACACTATGTTAACAACTAAGGTGCTTAGGTTTAGATCTGTAATGGAACAAAAAGGCGATGTTAACTTCGACACAGCGGAAGATTGCCTTATAGACCTCATTAATTACTCTGCTAGAGCTATTGTATACATAAACCGACATAACCGACATAGCACAAAAGGGCCTGATGAATCAGACTTGCCGTATAATGGCGCATAAATGGGTAGTAATGTTTGAACCCTTCGATGACGAAGGCTTTGAATACGTAAGAATAGGTAAAGTCTGGGATATGAATACACCTATTAAAGTGTTTACTAACAGAGATGAAGCCGAAAAAGAAAAACGTAGATGGAATACCGGCGTTGTAACTGAATGGAGAAATGAAGATGTTAACTACGAGGAACATTAGAGACAGATTTATTGATAAATTTAAAGATCAAGACTTTGAAGAAGATGGTAACATAGAAGTACTAGGCGCAAGTTTTATAGCTGATGAAGAAAGTATCTTTGGAACACCTAATGCAAAGTATCAGCAAGCTGAAGTTATTTGGTATAACAGCCAAAGTTGTAACACCGACAAGCTGAGAGATATTTATGGTAAAGTACCAGCCATTTGGGAACATGTTGCTAATACTAGAGGTAGTGTTAACTCGAATTACGGTCACTTAATCTTTTCAGCTCTAAACGGTAGCCAATATGAGAATGCTCATAGAGAATTAAAGAGAAACCCTGATTCTCGTAGAGCAACTATGATATATCAACACCCAGACATGCATCAGAGACACAGAGAGCATGGTAAGGATGACTTTGTGTGCACAAATGCTGTAACATACTATAATAAGTTAGGCATACTTCACGCTGTAGTACAGATGCGCTCGAATGATGTTGTATTTGGGTACATTAATGACTATTATTGGCAATTTAAAGTATTAGAGCGGTTAGCTGGTGACTTAGAACTAGAAGTCGGAGGAATTTTATGGCAAGCTCAGAGTTTACATATGTATCCTCGTCATTTTAAGTTAATCGAAGACTATTTACATATTGAAGGGCTTCGTATAGAAAAGGCAAAGCCTGTAGACTATGCGGTAGAAGATATAGGAGCTCATAATGAATAATCAACAAAATATGTTACTTACTTTAGGCTTAATAATAGCCTTAACATTAGCATTTGTACTATGAAGATAACGCCTAAGTACGACAAATCATGGTACATTAAGTGGGTGTCGAGCTGTATACTACTAGTAGCTATGTCGCTTACTTCTATCGGTGGACTAGAACCATTTAATATAATGCTTCACCTAATAGGAGTAACCGGCTGGCTAATAGTAGGAATGTTATGGCATGACCGAGCCTTAATATTTATTAATGGAATAGCAATCTTTATATTTCTATCAGGAATTTTAAAGTTTTATTTATAGGAGATACAATGCCTCATCACTTTCCAATTTGGATGAACACGAATAAAAAAGATATGGGATTTACCGACATGGCTGACATTGATTTGAATGTTGGTTTCAGTCGACATAACTCTCATCATATAGGTAACATAAGAGTTACGCAAGAAGTAATTGATAAAAACACTAGAAGATTTAGACTATACGTAGACGATAAACTAATGTCAACTAAACATATAGAAAGGTAGAACATGGCAAACGCTAGAGGAAAAGAAATAGATAATACGCATTTAAGTATAGATCAAGCAGAAGCTAGAGGTTTTATACATAGAGACTATATAGCTCACTGCTTACGATGGACTAAGATAGCTAAAGATCTAAACCTTGGTGGTAAGTATAAAGAAGCCGACATAATAGATGTAGGTTGTGGTAAAGATATGCCGTTAGCTAGAATGCTAATGACAAATCGTATGGCACCAAGAAGATATTTAGGTGTTGAGTATAATAAGATGGAACTACCATCTATGTTTGATAATACAACCTTCAAACCTGAGTTAATGCAAGATGTAAACTTTGTAACAACCGACATTATGGAAGATAGCTTTAACGTTAGTGTTTGTCTTGAAGTGCTTGAGCACGTTGAACCATCAATGGCTATTATGATACTTGATCAAATAAGTAATGTCGTAGTACAAGATGGTATATGTTACTTCTCAACACCGTGCTTTGATGAGAAAGTGGGAGCAGCTAAGAACCACGTAAATGAAATGACTTACCGAGCATTTGGTGCTTTATTAGAAGCAAGAGGCTTTCAAATACTAGATCATTATGGTACGTTTGCTTCACAAAAAGATTACAAACACCACCTTGATGGTGATATGAACTCTATATTCTCAAAGCTTAGTGAGTATTACGATACAAACTATCTTGCAACTATATTTGCACCGTTATATCCTAGTAAATCAAGAAACGTACTATGGAAATGTGCTAACCGACAAAACAATGACTTCAATAGAAGGTTTACCGTAATTAACGAGATAGGTGGTAGGTTAGGATCTTCTGAAAAGGCAGGAGAATTACGTTTTGCCGCAGGATACTGAGCCCGAAAGATATTATGAATGGATGTTATGGAAATTAAAACAGGAGAAAGATATGAATGCTAAATGGTCTGAAATAGATAGTGATACTAACTGGGCTAAAGATATTAATAATATGCACCTCAAGTTTGGGGTGCATGACTGGGTTAAGACTAGAATAAAAGAAAAAGACTTCTATTCTTTGCACGAGTTCTTACAGTTTAGAATGAGATTTCTAGATGAAGAGCTACACGAAACCAAAGAAGCAATAAAACACCGACATGCAGACGATATTGTTGATGGCTTAATAGACCTATGTGTTGTTGCTATTGGCACGTTAGATATGATGGGTGTAGATGCTAATAGATCATGGAACCGAGTCCACCGTGCTAATATGGCTAAACATATAGGCCAAAAGGATTCCAGACCTAATGATCTTGGGCTGCCTGATTTAGTAAAGCCTGATGATTGGATGGCACCTGATCATACAGATAACATCGGAATTACAGAAAAGTTTTTGAGAAAAGACTATGAACCGAAGTAAATTAATGAATCATGTCAGTCACTTAGATGAAGAAGTTAAGGAACTTAGTAGTCGAAGAGAAGTCTTATTGAAAGAGAAAAATCTTGCAGCAATTTTTATTTATGATACCTCTATTAAGTTATTAGAGAGTAGAATAACAGAATGTAAAGCTGAGTTAGATAAAGACCGACATGAGGAAGAGTGAGAGTTTATTAAAGGCGCGGGATAAACCCGCGCCGCTAAAAATATATTTGAAAGGAACTATATGCAATTAGTATTTGACATAGAAACTGATGGCTTTCTAGAAGACATGACAGTTTGTCACGTTCTTGTATGCCAAGACGCTGTTACTAAGAAAGTATATACTTATACAGACCAACCCAATGATACACCTATTAAAGTAGGGTTAGACTTAATGTCTAAAGCCGAAGCATTAATAGGCCACAACATTATTGGATTTGACTTAATGGGTCTTGAAAAGTTATATGGATGGAAACCATCTGAACATACCGTCTTGATAGACACCTGGGTTATGAGCCAAACACTACAGTTTAACCGACCACATAAACATGGTCTTGCTGGTTGGGGTAATCATTTAGGGTTTAAGAAAATGGATAATTCTGAATGGGCAGCTGATGGGTTTAAGACATACGACCCAAAGATGATTGAGTATTGTATACAAGACGTAAAACTTAATACAAAAGTATACGAAGTCTTATTAGCCGAGCTACATAAGGCTGTTGAAACTAACCCTTTAATTAAGAAAGGATTAAGAGTTGAGCATGATGTAGCTGTATTTGAGTCTATGGTACGTAAAAAAGGCTGGATGTTTGATTTACATAAAGCTAAAGAAAATATCGGACTTATGTCAAAACATATGTCTAAGATAGAATCTATTATTGAACCAAAGTTAGGTGAGACTAGAGTATTCTTAGATAAAGCACCGAAGACTGCTAAGTATACTAAAGCAGGATTTTATACAGCAACTACTGCTAGAATATTATCCGAGTATTTAGATAAGAAAGTAATAGGTGAAGATGCCTTATCCGATAATCCACCTATAAAACCTGGTGAAGAGTTCCAAAGATCTGCTATGGAGAAAGTTACTCTTAGTAATATGGATCACGTTAAAGAATGGTTAAAGACTATTGGTTGGAAACCAGATGATTGGAACGTAAAGAAAGGACAACATGGACAATGGATTCGTACAGGTCCTAAGCTTACGTCTACTTCTCTTGCTAAACTAGGTAGACAAGGTAAGCTTATTGATAGATACTATACTATTAAGAACCGTAAAGCAACCATTGAATCATGGTTAGAAAGGATAGAGTTAGATGATAAGTCAGGGGAATATCGTCTTCATGGAAGGATGTTTACTATTGGGACTCCTTCTTTTAGATGCCGTCATGAGGTTATCGTTAATCTTCCAGCCGTTAATGCGCCGTATGGTAGGATGCTTAGGGAATTATTCATCGCTGAGCACGGTTATAGGGTTGTCGGTGCGGATAGTGCTGGTAATCAACTGCGTGGATTATGTCATTACGTGGGAGATAAATCCTACACAGAGTTGGTGGTTAATGGGGATCAACATTCAAGGAATGCTACTGTTCTTGGTTGCAGCCGCAGCATCGCTAAGTCTTTTCTATACGCTATTCTCTTTGGTGCAGGAGACGCTAAACTCGGTCAAGCTCTTACTGGGGTTAGCAGCGCGCCTAAAGGTAAAGAGGCACGGCAAAAGTTCATGGCGAATTTACCTGGATTTGGAACGCTAGTAGATAAACTTAAAGGAGTATTTAATCATTATGGTTGTATACCAGGCCTTGATGGTCGTAAGATCTATGCAAGATCTGATTATCAGGTATTAAACTATTTACTACAGACCACTGAAGGTATTACTTGTAAATCTGCTTTGAGTTATGCTATGAATAAGATTAAAGAGGAAAAGCTTGATGCTTATCCTGCTATATTCTATCATGATGAACAAGCTTGGATAGCAAGTGATAAAGACTCTCACCGTGTGGGAGAGATCCTACAAGAATCCTTTCGTGAAGCACCAAAATGGTTTGGTGTTGAGTGTATGGATGGTGGTGACTATGTAATAGGCAACTCATACGCGGAGGTACACTAATGAATACGTGGGTAGAGGTATATTATAACCTACATAAGAAAACCTTTTCAGTAAGACACGCAGGTAGAGTATGGTTTCATACTAACGTATTGACCTTACGTAATTGTAAGTTTGCAGTACAACCTGCTGGTCGAGCAAAGGTTCTTAAAGAAAAGAAAAAGAATGTACATGCTTTTATAAGAGGGTTCTTTGTTAGAGGTGACGATCACACTAACCATAGAATGCTTCATGCTGATCAAGCAATGTATAACCCGTATAAAACTTCTACATTTGTAGATGTAGGTACGGGTGAACCAGTATACAAGGCTGACATGGTATACTTAAATAACTGTTGGCCAAGACCGGAGATCTATTATGAAAATTACAAATTCTATGGGACCTCGTCTGATAAACCCTATAGCGCAAGCAATGCTGCGTAATAGGAAAGCCAAACAGGTTATACCTAATAAGAAAAAGTATAACCGCAAACGAGATAAAGGAAAGGGAAAAAATGAAACTATTTCTTGATGCCGATAGTATTATGTTTAAAGCTGCTTGTACTCAAGACAGTAAGTATGATACTCGAGTAGTTACTCGTAAAATAGTAGAAGATTCTATTGCCGATTGTTTTGCAGATGAAACCTATGTAGCAGTAAAGGGTAAGAATAACTTTAGATATAATGTATACTCAGGCTATAAATCTTCACGTAAAGATAAGCTTGATGAAGATCTAAAGAAAAAGCTTAATGATTCTTATAACTACTTATTAGATAAGTGGCAAGCTGTTCCTGCTGATGGTATGGAAGCTGATGATCTAGTTTCTATATGGGCTTATGAAGCAAGAGCTGCTGAAGAAGACTTTGTTATCGGTCATATTGATAAAGACATAAATCAAATAGCTGGTAACCACTATAACTATAATAAGAAGAATGTTTACTTTGTTAATGATGAACAAGCTGATATGAATTTCTGTATCCAACTTCTTATTGGAGACTCAGGAGACGATATACCTAAAGTTAAAAGAGGCTTTGGTATTAAGACTGCTGAGAAAGCTTTAGCCGATACTACCTATGATAACCGTATGGATACTGTAGTAGATATATGGAAAAGACTATATGGTAGAGGATGGGAGAAGCAACTTAACATGATTGGTAATCTAATCTATATGAAACGAACTTGGGATTTAGAGGAGTGGAACTATGAAGATCGTTATACCGGGAAAGCCGATGTCAGCAAACCGAATGGAAGGGATACGAGCGATACGGACAAAGGACGGAAGGAACTTCACGCAGACGTACCCGACGAAGGAGTACAAGGAGTTTCTTGAACGCTTCACTGAAGCAACAAGTGAATTGAGTTGGCAGTTTGAAAAGACTGCCGACATCAAAATAACTTTTAATGTATCCTTTAGCAATCGAGCATCTGATTTAGATAATATACTTAAACCGACATTAGATGCTATACAAAAAGTTTTCGATTGGAATGATAAATATTGTTATGAAATCGCCGCATACAAAACACTTGTAAAGAAAGGCGAAGAAAGATTGGAGATAAATGTTGAAGAAATTAATAGACAATAGTAGATATGAATGCCCGGATTGTGGTAGCTCAGATGGATTAATGCATGATCCAAGTGATGATCATACATATTGTTTTGCATGTAAAAAGTATAAAGAAAAAGTAGAAGGAGTAACGAGTAATGACAAACCCAATGCCGATACAATTAATAACGGACAACCTGATATCGCCGATATTCATAACTATCCTAGTCTTGGTATTACTAGTCGCAATATTTCAGCGAATGTAACTAGTTGGTTCGGTGTAAAGACTCACCAATATAATAATAAACCAGCACACTTTTATCCTTATGGAGATGATTGTTATAAAATAAGAATCTTACCTAAGGACTTTAGACTATTAGGTAAACCAAGAAAATTATTTGGTCAAGATAAGTTTAACAATGGTAAGATGCTTGTAATAACTGAAGGCGAGCTTGATGCGTTAGCTGTAGCTCAGGCGATGATTGATACTAAGAATACTATATACCCTGTAGTATCTATTCCTTCTGCTAATCAATTAAGTTTACTGTTAGAAAATAGAGATTGGCTTCGAAGATTCGATGAAGTAATTCTATGGTTTGATAATGATGAAGCCGGTCAAGCAGCTATAAAACAAGCAGCTAAAATAATTGGTTTCGATAAAGTAAAAGTTATAGAAACAGAAGATAAAGATGCTTGTGATTTATACACAACTAAAGGATCTAAAGGAGTAACCAATGCTATATGGGGTGCTCATAAGTATAACCCAGCTGGTATTCTAACTGGTGAAAAAGTATGGGATAAGTTTATGGAGAGACAGACAACTCAGTCTATCCCTTATCCTGATTGTCTAACCGGTCTCAATGATAAACTGAAAGGTATGAGACATGGAGAGATAACCTTGTTTACTAGTGGTACAGGTTCAGGTAAATCTACCGTAATTAAAGAGATTATATGGCACTTACTTTCTACTACTAAAGAAAGAACCGGCCTCATATCTCTTGAAGAAAGTGTAGGTGATACTGCTGAGAAACTTATTGGTATGAGTATTAATAAGAGAATTGGTGGAGATCTTATTGTATCTAAAACCGAAATGAGAGAAGGCTTTGATAAAGTATTTAAGGACGAACGCCTTGTCTTATTAGACCACCAAGGCTCTGTTGAAGATAGTTCTTTAATAGATAAGATAGAGTACATGGCTCTTATGGGATGCAAGTATCTATTCTTAGATCATATAACTATTGCTGTGTCTGAAGGTAACGATGGCCTAACAGGTAATGCAGCAGTCGATAAGGTTATGTCTGATCTACTTAAGATAGTTAAGAAGCATAACATCTGGCTAGGTATTGTAAGTCACTTACGTAAAGCAGGAGATGGTAAAGCATTTGAAGAAGGCAACATGGCTTCCATTGATGATATCAAAGGTAGTGGTAGTATCAAACAAATATCATTTGATATTATAGCTTTCTCAAGGAATCTTGTAGCTGAAACTATTAATGAACGTAATAAGATTTCTTTTACTGTGCTTAAATCTAGATTCACAGGTTTAACTGGACCAGCCGGAGTTAGTATATATGATACTAATACTGGTAGATTAGAGAAAGGAGAGTCAGGCTTTGACATTATCTAAGAACGATAAAATGTATCTTGAGATAGCTCAGATAATATCTGAAAGATCTAGAGATAAACTATATAAAGTTGGCGCGCTAATAGCTAAGGGTAATAATATCCTTAGCTACGGCTGGAATGGTACGCCTCATGGTATGGATAACGAAACCCGTAACCACGATGCTACCACTAAATGGGAGTTAGTTCATGCTGAAACAAACGCAATAGCTAAATTAGCTGCCTCAACTTCTTCTTCTCTTGGTGCAACGCTATACTTAACACATTCACCTTGTAAAGATTGCACTAAACTTATACTACAATCTGGAATAAAGAGATTAGTATACAAAAAGCTATATGAATCTTGGATCAATGGTGAAAGAATACCACAGATTGATGCATTACATTTACTACAAGATAATGGAGTGGAAGTTGCGCAATATAGAGATTAGGGAAAACACTAATGAAGTAGTGAGGTACCCTGAAGATATGTATTGTGTTTACTTCCATAAAGATCCTGATAGTGATAACGTAATATATGTAGGTAAAGGTACCTTACACAGAGCATACCAAATAACTAATCGTAGTTACGATCACCATGTTTGGTTGTTAGATAAACTAGGTAATCATACGATTCAAGATATAGTAGTAATCAAAGGCGGTCAGATGACCGACAAAGAAGCTACTGTAGTAGAATCTCATGAAATTAAATGTTGCTTAAGGCGTGGGTCTGACTTATTTAATGTCACACATAACCCGTTCCGCAAAACTAGGAGAGAGAATGCAGAATGTAATAGAGTATTTAGAACAGAAAATTATCAGTACACCTCAGAGGTGGGCAGTAAGGCTGGTGAACGAACACAAGTTAGAACCAAAGAGAGTCGTGTATGATGCATTAACTATATTACAATACCATTTTAGAAAGACTTCAACATCTGAATCAGCAACATGTAAACTTACAGCAGCTTCAGTAGCTATTGGTAAGAACGTGTTGCTTCAGAAAGGAGTTGAGTTAGGATTTAGAGCCGATGTAACAGTCGGCGACCTAATTCTTGAAGCATTCTATGAATGTAAGTATATTAAAATAGTTAGAGCTCCTACTGAAGCTCAAATAAAGTGGGAAGCAAACCCAGTAGGTAAGAAACCTTTTAGTCGTGCTCCATATATGATTGAGACTTCTGAAAAATGGTTAAACATTGGGTCGCTTCCTGACCAAGTAGTTAACGAGCTTATACAAAACACTTCATTCAAGAAGATTAAGCGTATAAGTAGACTGTTTCAAGACAATGGATACCCGGTCATTAAGCATTGGGGATATGATAGAGACGAAGATTTCAAGCTACTACTTGAAGAACCTTTCGTTGACGCTATCAATAAGCTACAACGTACAGCTTGGACCATTGATGCTGATATATTAGAGGCTGTACAGAAAAACAAACGGAAGTTTGTTAGTGAAACCTTAAAAGTATCTGATAAGACAGGTAAGAATTACCGTTACTGTATCTTCGGTAATAATAAAGAGTTAGAGAGTAAAGACTTATACTGGAATGGAGTTGTCTTCAAACCTGAGTTAGGTAATAAGTCTCTTGAGAAAAAGTATTATGGTGAACTTAGACGATTGACTAATAAGTTACGTAATAAACCTAACAAGAAGCCGTTACATACTATGCAAGGTAAATATGATGAAGCGGCTACTCATTGGAATGCTAAGTTAGTATTACTTAAAAACCGTAGTAAGTTTGATGCGTATAATATGACTATCCAAAAGGCTGAAGCCTTGAAGGATAAAATCTTCTTTCAATATATCGATGCAGATTATAGGGGGAGATTGTATTATCGTGAATCATATCTAAACTATCAAGGTAAAGATATGGAACGGGGGTTATTAAAGTTTGCTCAAGCAAAACCAATAACCGAGGAAGGGTTATATTACTTTGCTGTACATACAGCGTGTAGTTATAACCAATCGTATTCAATCGATAATATACCAGAGTGGTGTGAAGCCGATTATAAATCAGCGTTAGAAGATGAAGGTCTTACGGATATCTCTGTAGATAAGATGACCATTGATGACCGAGTTAAATGGGTCGTCAACAACGAAGACTTCATCAGAAATACGTGGGTTAATCGAACTATCCATGAGAAAGCTGAGAAACCTGTAGGTTTTCTTGCCTGTTGTAAGGCGTGGTGTAAGTTATGGGATCAAGAGTCTGAAGATGGTGTACACTACATCGATCTTCCTGTTCCTATTGATGGTTCTAATAATGGTTGGCAGCATTTAGCTGCTATATCTAAGGACGAAAAGGCTGGAGAGTTAGTCGGCTTGGTTAAAACCGATATACCGAAAGACTTTTACGTGCAAACAGCTAAAGCTTTGATATCCCGTGTGCCTGACTGGTTCGCGCAGAGAGCCATGCCTATGAAACACATAAGGAAAGGTATATCGAAGCGCGGAGCGATGACTAGAGCGTACTCTGCTGGCCACCTAGCCATAGCTTTGAACATGTATGCTGACTGTTATGCCGAAGGATTCCATAGTAAGTACGATATTACTATGTCTGACTGTAATGATTTAGCTTATCAACTAATAAAAGCTATTGATGAGGTCTGTCCGGGTCCGTTAGAGACTATGAGCTACCTTCAAGCAATAGCAAACCATATTATTGCTGAGCTAAAGGAACCAGTAGTCGATTGGATAACTCCATCTGGCTTTCCAGTACGATACGAAAACTACGTAATGGAAGACGTCAAGTGGAAGAGTTGGATCTCTGATATGAGGATCCAGCACGTAGGTAAGGAACACCGGTTGGTATACGGTAAAAAGATACCTAGTCCAGGTGGCTTTGCCTCAGGTATTAGTCCAAACTTTATTCATAGTATGGACGCAGCTCATATGGCTCTGATTATCCATCACTGGGACGGAGACTTTGCTGCAATTCATGACTCATTTTCTACTCACGCTTGTGATGTAGCTAGCTTATTAGGTTTAACTAAGGAAGTGTTCATTAAAATGTACGATCATGATGATTTCTATAAGCACATAGCTGATATGCTATTGTTTGAACCTGATAACTTTAATTACAATTACAAATTAGGAGATCTAAATATAGAAGGAATAGCTGATAGTGACTATTTCTTCTCATAGGTAAATGAGTATGATTAAAATAAAACCAGACGGTAAGATAGGTATAGATGAAGAAGATATTGCTTTCATATATAAATATGGTATCGTATTTCTTAATGGCAATGAGATACATTACTCTCAAAGCTTTATAAAGAGATACGTAGAGCAAAATAACTTACAACATCTATACCACCACGATATATGTGGTTAATTACATATCTATTTGAAGCTTACGGAAGTCCTTAGCGGCTTCCATAAGTTTCTTTTTAGCTTTACCGACATCTTCAATTGTTTTATAGTTACGTGAAAGGACGTTTAGTCCAGTGTTTTTTGGTTTAATCTTTTGGTGCTTCCACTTATTTGTTTTAGGATCTTGAACTGGTTCAGCTCCAACTCCTTCGACTCCTAGTATATTATCAAAGAGTCTTAACAAGTTATTACCAGAAAGCTCTTTTACTTGCTTACCTTTCATACTATTAGCTTTTGGTAAAAGATTAGCAGCAAGTCCTTCAGCTCTAACTCTTTTCTTCCACTCATAAGACTTTACTGGTTCTCCTCGCTCTCTAGGAGGGTGATCCATAGTATCATATAGTGTTGTAACTAAATTCTCTTCACTAAACAAATTAGTTTCTGTATCATTGAGTAACCAGTAAAAACCTCTATACTCATTATCCATATTAATATCGACTTTAGTATCCCCAATATTTCTAAGCTTGGTTCTAAACCTTTGTATAGCTCCGGGTGTCCAGTCTTCCATTAGACTGTTGACGTAAGAATACTCTTCGATAACATTCCACCAATTATCATTAGCAAGTTCTCTTGCTTTCCTAGCTCCTCTTAAATCTGTCTTTACGGCATCCATAATAGGTAGCATATATTGTCTGTTCATCTTAGCCCACGATGCACCAGTAAACATTCGGTTCATCCATGCACCATCGATACCTTGTATAACAGCCGGTATAATTCTGCCTCTACCCCAGCCACCAGGCTTGCCTTTTCTTACAGCACTTCCTGAAGGTTGTGATTCATATAAAGGTACTGCTCCAGCTCTTTTTACTGGAGAATCTTTACCAAACATAACTCCTGTGTTTCCATGAATATCATCTCTCATCATAGTACTTCTAGCACCGATATAATTATCAACACCAATAGCATTCTTAACTTTCATAACTTCATCGGATAGCATAGCAACTACGTTGTTAGCTCTAAGTAGTTGACCAACTTGTACAACTCCAGGATCTAATTCAGCATCAATAGCATCTGCTAGTATGTTATGTAAGTAATCCGCAACAATGTCTTCTCTTGTTGGAATTACCATTCCTTTAGTTGCAGCAATCTTTTTATCTACAACAGCTCCAACCTGTTTACTGTTTATAATTTGTCGTATCTTAACAGAAGAAGGGCCAATAAATATAGTATCGATTATAGCTTTTCTTAAGTTTTTTAATAACTGCCCATAAGCTAAAGTCATAGGAGGCTTTTTAAGAAAATTATCTCTATCTTTTAAAGCTAACTTTAATATCTTATTCATACTAGAAGCTATATCAGTATTACGCGAAAAGTTTTGAGCATATATTTGACCATTTTCTTCCATAAAATAGTTCATAGCATCTCGAATATCGCCAGCTTGAAGATCAGGTTCTGTCTCTGCTCCTTGGTATAGGTCAGCTACAGGTATACTATCTAAATTTTTAGTAGCACCAGCCTTTCTTAATACTCCAGCTCTAAATGCAGCCTTCATAGAACCTAATTGCATTAAATTACTAGCAGGTCCGTGAGTTTTACCATCAAATTCTATACCTATATTACTTTGAAATGATGTATTAGATTTCTTAGCTTGTTCAAATTTAAATAACTCATGAGCAGCTTCGATAAGCTGTAATCCTTCTAATTCTTCACCAATAGCTTTCTTTTTTAAGTTACCAGATATATTTAATCTAGGTATTGAAGCTAATTCAGGAGGTATACTAATACCTTTAGAAGTCATCCCAATCTTTTTCATTGATTCTAAAGACTTTTGATCTTGATCAGAGTCTAATAAGCTTTCAGATATAGATTTACCGTCTTGGATATAGCTCGCAAACTTACCATGGTTAGGACTATTCCATTCAGCGTCAAAAGCAGCAACCCTATTTTCAGGTAATAGCTTATCTGCTCCTGGTATAAAGTGTTTTGCCATTAGCTCTTTAAACATTAATGTTTCATCTGAGTTAACAGCATTAGGATTTACAGTTGGAGGATTTAACCCACCAGTTACAAATCTAATCCAAGGAATTAATTGAGGATTAAATCTAGTCTGAGTAAAGTGCATTCTAGTTTGAAGCTCTTGTACAGCTGGATCTAAATAATTAGCTTGATTACTATACTTTGCAATGGTGTTTAAAGTTTCTATAAATTTAGTAATCTGCTTTTCCATTTCAAATTCAGGTTTATAATCAGTATTAGGATCATCTAATAATTTCTTATCTAATTCTCCTCTAAACGCTATCATTTTAGCAGGACCGATTTTTAATAGATCACCTATTTCAGGAGGTCTAGTTGAATTCTTTAATCCAGTGAGTACTTCCATAGCTAATTGAACATATATTTTTCTTCTCAAAGGATCTACACCATGAGCAACACTGTTCATATTATCTCGAGCTTCCTCTACTTCTCTTATTTTTTGCTCAATAACAGAGGTAGTCTTAGCTTTTCTATATTTTTTAGATTCTCCTTCACCAGCCTCAGTTACCCGTTGTCTACGTCTAGGTATAGTAGAAGGTGGTATCTCGTAACCACTGAACACTTCAGGAGAAGATGCTTCAGCAGCAGCTAAAGCTGTAGCTCCTAATGGTGTAAGTTTAAATTGTACGTTCCTATCATCTAAAGAACCTCTATCAGAAGAATATAATTCAGGATTAGCTGCATGATACATTTCTTTAGCAGTAACACCTAACGTTTCAAACTGATCTGCTGTAACTCCGGCTTCAGTGTATTCATCAGTTGGTCTACCTTGCATAGCGTTCTGTTCTCGTTTCCAAGCTCTAAATATTTCTCGACCTAACTGCTGGTTTCCTATACCTCTTCTTAATACTCCTTCTTCTGTTGTAACTCGCTCTACTTCAGATAAAGCTTTTTCAGAAAAATCTTCTAAGCCTCCTTCTGCTTCAGTGTCTTGTTTTGCTGGTACATTATATTGATTTTGTAATATAAATTTTTCTGTAGCTAATCCCATTATTCTAGCAAACAAAGGATGCACTTGCATTTTAAACCCTTCATCCATTACTTGACCAGCATTAAATCCTTTGGGATCAAACAATATCCCTTTAACAGAGTTAGGATTTATCTCTTGACCTGACATTGTACCAGCTTCTTCAGGAGTAGCTCCCATAATTATAGGTACACTTTGTGCTTCAGTAAGATAAGCTCCAGCAACTGTAGCTCCTGATTCTAGTTTAGAATGAAACATGGTTGTAAATCTATCAGATCTTTTTATTGATTCACCCATACCATCATTAGTATAATCTTCAAAGTCTAGTACGTCTTCTCGTATCTCACTAAAAGGTATTACTCTTTCTCTTTCTCTATTTTCTACAGCTTCATCTGCAAATATTCTAGAATCTGATTCTTCTATTATACTTCGAAACTTTTCTCTTTGTGCTATTTGAGAGTCCGATAATTCTCTACCTTTTTGTATATCAGGTATATCAAACTTAACAACAGGTGGTGGAGTAGAAGGTTGTTCTTGAAATAAGGTAGTAGGCTTTTGTGCTTCTAAAGAAACAGGGCCTCTTTCTTGAAGTCCTTCTATTGGTGTCTTAGGTCTAAGCCTTTCACCTAAAGCAGCTGAGGAAGCTTCGCGATCTTTTACCATCTCCATTAAACCACTTTGTGGATTTATTCTTATTGCCATATTATTCTCCAAAACCCCATTTATAAGATTGTTTATCTACTTGTTGGTGTATTACTTGCGCTATAGGCGTAATCTTAGTTAAGCTTTCAGCTGGTGCTTCTCCTAAAAGAACATTACCTCCTATGTTAGCCATTCTTAATGCCTTACTGATCCCAGCAGATTCACTAGCTACAGTACCGAACGCCCAGCCAACAGTGGTTTGGTATCTCTTATCATACATAGGAAATACAAAGTCAATAGCTCTTTCACCTGTACCTAATAATCCACTTGCACCTACTCCTCGTCTAACATACTCTATACCTTTAAAATAAGGAGTAGTTTCTCCATACTTAAGTAAATCTTTTAAGTGTTGTGATACAAACCCCAACAAGATCATTGTAGAAACTGTAGCAAATACATTATACTTCATAGCAGGAGTACCACGTTTTGCCATTTCAGCGTACATTTTAGGAATATGGTTAGCAGTAAATGTAGCTATAAAACCTTGGAACTGAGTAAACAACGCAAACCTAGGATCTTGAAAGATTAACGGTCTATTAGCTGATTGAGGTAATGCAACAGCTTCATTAACAAAATTAAATGTAGCATCATTTATCATTCGTTCCCAGTCTTGTCTCATTTCCTGGTTAGGTAATACTGTTTGCTCATCTCTAACAAATGTACTATGGTATCTAGCTAAAAACTCTGTATCTAATCCTAAATTTCTTAAAGCTTCTTCTGCTTCTCTTGACTCATTTGTGTTTACTTCTGCTTGTCTAGCAGCTACCATTATAGATACTTTATCAGTGATATAATCTAAAGCTATAGAAGCTCTTGCAGCACGTGCAGCATTAGTCCACTGTTGTAGTAAGATAGTTTTAAAATACATATCAAGTATTCTTTGATGCCATCTACCTGTTTCACTAACGCCTGTTGTATGAGCAGCACCAACTTCCCAATCCATAAACCCTAGCTTTTTAGCTATTGCATGTCCACCTTCTCCTCTCATATGAGGTCTTGGTGAACCTGATAAAGTACCATAGAATCTATTTGCAGTATTCTTAAATTCATCTGCAAAAGATTTTGCTAAAGAGTTTATACTACCTTTCTTACCAAAAATCTGTTCTTGAGTTAATCCTTTACTTGTTAAAGCTAACTCAACAAAATTTGATATAGTGGCTAATGGTAATCCTGTAATTGTAGTAACAAACAAAATATTCTTTTGTGCAAACCTTAATATAGGAGGGATATCTCTCTTATAGTTACCTGATTCAGCATCAAAGTAATTCTTTAAATCAAAAGCAAGCTTGTTAACTCTTTTTCTTGCTTGATCAGCATTATAATTACCTGAAGCTACAAGCTCTTCTTCTATTTTATTTAAATTGTAATTAAGTTTTTCATTATTACTACCAACATATTCTTCTAATACTGTATATCTTATAGCAGATTTAGCTGCATTAGATATATTAGTGAATACATCTCTTTCCATAAACTGTTGAAACTCTGCTCTATCAGAAAGGTTTAATGTTCTTCCTCTATGCGATTGAGGTCTAAATGTAGTTCTATCAGTAACAGAAAATCCTCCACCAACTTGAAAATTAGAAGGTATATCAGCACCATCTATCTGTAATATAGCATCGGTGAGTTTAGTAGCAGCTTCAGGAGTTATTATTGTTTCGCCATTTTCGTTTTCTATCTTTGTTAACTCATGCTCAAATGCAGCTCTATTATTTTCTATAGCTAATTTATCTAAAGACTTATATCTTGATAAGTAATCTTGAACATAACCTAATTCTGAATTATGTTTAGATTGCATTTCATGTAAGTCATTACCTGTTTCTATTAGCTTTCTATGAAAATTTCTAAACGCACGAGCTTGTGATCTTAACTCTGTAGGTAAATCAATATCCCAATTTATTTCTCTATTTTCTCTAGCTGCTGCTTCTCTAGCTGCTTCAAACGCTGTATAGTATTGTTCACTAAATTCTAATCTAGATTTACGTTTATCGTTTCTTCCAAACGCAGCAAGAAGTGATGACACATCTCCAAGCTTATGTCTTATTTCAGAAATTAAATTATGTTTTCTATTTTCATAGGACTGACCTGATGTAGATCTTTGTAAATTACCACCAACAGATTCAGCAAGAACTCTAGCTGTAGTAGAGCTTTCTTGTATTCCACCCATATTATCTGTTGCTTGTCTAGTTAAACCTCTCCATAAACCTGGTATACCTCTCCACCAATCTTTTGCAAGTTGTGGAACAGTTCGTTCTTCTTTACTAGCCTCATGCGCATCAACTCTATCATTTGCATCTAGCCCTCCTAACTCTGCTAACCTAGCTTCTGTTCTCTGTCTTGTAGCATTGCTTATTCTACGAGATAATCTAGCTCTTAGAGTTTCTATTTCCTGACGGTTTTGATCAGTAATAGCTTTAGT